GAATCTTCAATGTGAAGACCAATCTCACTAACAAGACCAGGCTCCTCTGGAACTTTTCTGGTTTGAAACCTCTTCATGGCGTGCCATTCTTCTTTTGGCAAAACCTTATCTGGAATACTATCTAGGGCTTCTCTAACCCTTTTGACCGCCTCACTTGACTTGTAACCTTTTAGAAAGGTTTGGGTGCTTTCATTGTAGTATACATCCCAATTTTTCTTTTTAACTATTTCTAACAAATTGCCCTCCTTAGTTCGCATTTGTCTCTCTGTGCCAATGTCCAAACAAATAATTCTATAGTCATACTCTGATAAATCATTTGAATACTCTTCAACGTGTGTTACTGGTGTTCCAGTGTAAGATACAATAAAATGTGGAGATTTATCATATCCCAAATATTTGCATCTTGGTTTGTTTGAGTTTATAATAACAAAATATAAATACGCATCATATTCTTTATTAGAAATATTAATTAATGAAATACGTTTAAATTCATGGGACAAATCTTTCACATCATCCCATGTTACATTTTCAACGTATTCAATTATTTCATCTGTGGACATACTCATCCAAAAAATTCCTCTAGTGTTCCAACTTCATCGTTTTTCAATATCCAGTTCATCTTATCCGTTATCACACGCAACGGTGCCAAGAAACTGTCTTCATATTGGCTAGTATAGTCAACCATAGGCAATATGTCAAGTTCCTTTGGTATCTTTGTCATAAAAGAAAACGCAGAGGCTTGATAGATATTGTCTTTGAGATTCACAAATTTCACCTTGTCTCCTTCTTGAATAGAAACGTACTTATTGCCAAGTTTGTTCTCATCTACGAGATGGTTGTACAGTATTGCACCTTTAACATGCTTGGGTGCGCCGAGTGCAAATAAACGATCTGTTCCACGAAACTTCTTCAGTCCATTACAGGAGCGAGGATAGGCAATATCTTCTGGTGGCAATGTCATAAACTCCTCACGAAAATCTTGTATAAAGGTATTTAGCATCTCCTCATCACCACCCATGATGATCCTGATTGCTTCCTTCAACTTCTCTCGACATGGTGCAGGGGTTGAACTCTTTACGCTCTCAAGTCCCATGATTTTGAGTTTGGGTTCCTTGAACCGCACACCTTCCATATCATACAGGTTTAGAATGTAACGCTTCTTGGCAGTCCAGATTCCCTTGTCAGCGATGGCCTCACGTCCCATCTCCATCTTCTGTTCATATGCGTTAGTTACTTTGGCAAGCGCTTGATAACTTTTATCAATAAAAGGTTCCAACTTCTCTTTTGCAACCTTGTCCAAGAAGTTGACAATAGTATTAGTCTCTGTTCCCTCTGGATACACCTTACTAACCAACCCGTCAAAAGTGATATATACCGAATCTGTATCGCTTGCAATAACGTAGTCCATGTCTTTCGTTTCCAAGATTTTGTTAAGATAAATGTTGAGACTTTTCTCAATCCAACGAATAGACAACTGGCCAGATGTAGTAATTGCAGTGGCAACCAACAGATCAAAATAACGAAACCAATTGTTCCCAATAGCACCATATGCACTATTGAGAGAAATCTTCTTTGCCATTTGGATGTTGTTGTACCGGGCAATGTCATTAAGTAGAAATTTCTCCCCAGTGTTTTCATATTCCTGTTGAGCTTCGAGCATAAGTCTTTTATATTTGACACGATCATTATACATACCTTCCATTAATTGTGGTAGAAATCCACGAACATCCTTGCGAAAGAATGCACCATTTGGTGTCATGCAATATTCGGTGTCATTCTTTACCTTGCCATCCAGTATCTTATCCACCATACCCTCAACAAGTTCAGCGTCCTTGTTTACCAGTGTCTCAGGTGAAATGTTATATTGCATGATAAGATGAGGATACAGAGAGTTCAAGTCAAATGACATAACCCACTTGTGCATACCCACCTGTGGGTCTTTCACATAAGCACCTTCAAACTTTTCTACCTTCTCATGATCTTTTTTCTGAGGAATCACGATGTTCCTCTCACGCAGATAGTTGTAGATAAGAATATCCCAATACCGTACAGTACCAAGAACATCAGTGAAGTTGACCTTTGCGTCATACGCCATCGTCAGCGTAAGCTCCATCAATTTCAACTTGTCTTCTAGATTGTCAACAATCTCCACGTCTTGAATATTGTATTCGATAAACGACTGATAATCTTTGGTATACCACTCACGGAATGTTTCATATGGATTACCATCCTTACGCTCACCCAGTTCCACAAACGCAATGTGATCCAGAGTATATCTTTCCTGATTGGTGTATGTAAATTTACGATACAGGTCCAGATAATCAAGTGCAGCAATACCATCAAGAGTGTAGGATTGATGAGTTCGACCCATTTTATATACTTCACGGGCAAACACATTCTTCCACGGAGACAGACGTTTTGTCTCCTCATCATCGAAGACGTTACGAATACGATTAACCAGATAAGGAATATCGAAGAACTCAGTATTCCAGCCAGTAATAATATCAGGTGTATGGTTCTCCCAGAATGCTAGGAACTCCTTCAACAGATGCACTTCACTTTCACACTGCACATAGGTTACATCATCACGGTCAGTGACGAACTCACCAATGCCCCACACAACGATGCGTTTGGTCTGGTGGTTCTTAATAGTGATTGACAGCATAGGTTCCGCTGCATCTTCTGGTTTAGGAAACCCGTTCTCGCACTCCACCTCAATATCGATGGTGACCATAAGCATCTGGTCCAAGTCCCAATCAACCTGATTAGGGAACTCATCAGCAATCCAGCAATAAGGATACTGCGTGTTACCATAGATTATATCTTGGTTCTCACGATCAGCAACCCATGCCTTCGCCTCCTTGATAGAATCAAAGTGGTGTGGTTTTACACTCTGTTCATCCAGAGTTTTGTAGCCAGTCTCCTCACGGGTCTTGACTAGATCAAAAAGTGTGGGTTCATATTTGACTCTACGAGTCGTGCGTTCTCCATTCCTGACCTCACGGACAAGAATAGAGTTACCGTATTGTAATACGTTAGTGTAGAAGTTCATTATAAGAGTATATCAGGTTGAGGATGATTTGTCAAGTGTCCAATTGTCACAATTTCAATGATTTTAATTTTTCTAAAACTCGTTCTGTAACACTAAATCCAACCTTTTCAATACCGATTAACCCCGGCGTAGAATTCACTTCAATAAAATATGGACTTTCTTTTTCTCTATCTTTTGCTGGAATAAAATCTACACCTACAAATGTTCCTTCAACTACTTTTGCAGCACGAATAGATTCTGATGCTTCTAACTCTGTAAGATCAAAATTCAATGCTTCTGAACCCTGACTGACATTACTTCTAAAATCTCCCTTAACCATAGGCCTTTTTATTGAAGCAATAACTTCCCCATTACAAATGATTACCCGTACATCGTAAGATGTTTCTATTTGTTCCTGTAGTAATATATCTATATATTCATTTTCTCTATGCAATAGTTGTACAATAGAATTTAATGAAGGAGCACTCTCAACTAAAATAACACCAATACCTTTAGAACCTATTGTTGTTTTTAAAATAATAGGAAAATTTCTCTCCATTTTTTTTAATGCATTGTCAGAATCTTCTATATGTGCTATACGAACTGTTTTCGGTGTCCTAATTTTATGTCGATCAAAATATATTTGACTCATAAATTTATCTGAACAAATATCATGACATCTACTACTATTGATAACGGTAAATCCTCTATATTCTAAATCTTTAATTATATCCATCCACGAATGATTTCCGGTTAGGCCAGGTGTACCCTGGCCTCTGACCATTATAATCGTATCATCTTTTCGGATTTCATATGGTTTAACATATTTGGTTTCTTTTTTAGGAGAAGGTTCTTCAACTTGCCCTTTATCATCAACAGGAAAACTATTAACAAACAATTTACCTTCTTCTTCACTAATAAAAAACCCAGTCATTTCCGCCAACAAACAATCTATACCAATTTTAGATGCTTTTTCTCTAATAAGAACACCTGTTTCATTAGGATCATGTGGATCATCATGTGAAAGGACAACCAATTTATACGGTTCATCTTTTGCTTCTGTGATGAATGACTTGAACTTTTCCATTAGACTTCTTTTTTCTTTCCAATATTGTATTTAGTTTCTAGTATCCAATCATTCTTCTCTGCATAGGACAGAACTTTGATTTGACTAAGGGGAGCAACTTCTCCAAGCTCACCAATAATGTTAACCAATCCCCAATCCTTCAACAGATTTGCAATCGTATTCCTACGAGAAATGTCATTGGTAGATAGATTTGTGTTCTTACCATCAAGAGCAAACAACTCCTTGAAGTGTACAATAAAGTACCTACCCTGCTTGTGCAGAATATGACATGACTGATATAGTTTCTTTTCTTTGCGAGATGCTACCCCAATTCGCGATAGTGTCTCACGAACTTTAAGAAAGTCATCAGGTTCTTTCAAACCAATTTCTAACATCTGCTCCTGTGTCCAATTAATATCTTCCATTTTTCCCACCTTTATATAATCTTTTTCTTATAGTGGCGAGTTGATCCTCAGACAATATATCAAGAGCAGCCTTAGCCTTTACATTACTATACCCATAGAACTCTTTAACATACTCTAGATTCTCTAATTTCGTCGCCTTCAACCACGGGGTAAATCTCTTCCTTGGCCTCAGACTATTTATCAAAAAATCAAACTGTAGTTTCTTATCTACATTTGGTAGTTGGTTGATCTCATTCACCAACATGACGGTATCAGGAAATGCACCGACACACTTGTTAACAATGAAGGGAGCGTATTTCCTCTCCCATTCCTCATCTTCACCGTCCATCAAAGGTTCTTTTGTCTGATTTACAGCCTTGAGATAATCCTTCAACTCATACATTAATCAATAAACCCTTCACCCTTTATCCAATGATGAAATCTGTGACGTAATACGACCCACAGTAAACTTGTTAAACTGTCGGATTTGTACTTTCCATTTTTTACTTTTAATTCATACATTACGATTGCACTTAAATACGATTACTGATCTTAGTTCATAACATTCCCTAGTGACCGGCATGGCCATATGTGGTAGGTGTGCATCAAAGATAACAAGACTATTACCGACATAAGGAACGAGTTTCCCATCAATTAGAGTGCCGCCACCCCACTCAGGTTTCCAATCCATTCGAGGATAGTAAATCATTGTAAAGTCGCCATCATCCGTATGCATCACAGGTTCAATACCATGCGTGTGAGCATTCATATAGATGCGTTTGTATGTATCAATACTATAAGTGTTTTTAAAATCATACTTGAACATTGCAGAAGTCCAGATAGGCATCACCCATTCAAAACCATTTGCAATTACTTCTGTGCTGGCCCACCGCCTGTCGGCGGCAAGACGATGCCAATGTGTACTGGGGTGTGCGTCTTTTCCCGTACCTCTAGTGTGATATTCATATTTCCAAAGAACATTTTTCATCTCAGAAGTAATCAATTCTGCAACATGATCCTCTACCACATCATCATATATTTTAATCATTTGAACTTTGTCCTTCCCATAATCTCAGTAAGACAAGCCATCATATTGATTTCCAGATCAGCGACAAACGCCGCTTTATATTGATACTCACCCAACGCCACGACAACATGAGGGATGCTACTAGGGTCAACATAGTCATATAGATTATCATAAACAGCACGAAACAACTTATCTGAATCATTATCCAGATTATCGACAACCCATTTACGAACATTGGTGAACTCCTTCTTCTTCATCATGACCATCAGTTCTTTGATATTCTTGTCACCAAGGTTTACCAGAATACCAGCATCAATCTCACCAACAACAGAATACCGTTGCAGTTCATTCAGAACCTTGCGCCAATCTGGAAAGTGAGTATTTATGAGTTCTGCAACAACCTTCTCATTGAACTTGATTTCATTCTCATTGAGAATTTGAATAGACCGATTGAAGAATTGAGTTGCAAGTTTATTCTTCTCTGCTTTAGGAATCACAAAGTCAATCACACTACAACGAGATTGCAGTGCAGGGATAATGCGGTTCTTGTAATTACAGGTTAGAATGAATCCACAGTTCTTGTGAAATTCTTCCATGAAACCACGAAGGGCTGGTTGCGTTGACTGTGGATTTAGATAGTCTGCCTCATCAAGAATGAGATACTTCTTACCACCTTCAAGTGATACAGTAGACGCAAAGTTCTTTATCTTGGTTCTGAGAACGTCAATACCTGACTCCTCTGAACCGTTGATAAACATGTAGGTAGCACCAATCTGATCCAGCATGGCACGGGCGGCAGTAGTCTTACCAACGCCCGGACCACCTGAGAAAATCAGATTGGGTAGTGTTTCCTTGTCAACAAAAGATTGCAAGGAAGTTTTTAGAGACTTAGGAAGTACGCATGACTTGATGTCCCGTGGCCGATATTCTTCGACCCACAAAAATTGTTCCATAATATAAATTCCTCAAATTAGACATTGTAAGAAGATTCGGGTTCCAATGCAATCCAATACTGCACACCAAGTTTAGTGTGGGTAAAGTGACTAATCTTTTTAGATGACACTTCAACGTCATAGGAGCCGGGAATAAGTTTTAGATTCTCAACCTTGAACCAGAACTTATAGTCAGCAGAAACATCACCAACATCCAGAGATGTCTCGTATGCGTTTGCAGTGCTGTTCTTCTTGTCAGTAACCATCAACTTACCACCAGCAAGTGCCATGTCGGGAACACCGATAACAGCAGCAGCCTTTGTGATTTCGTTGAGTGTATCACTAGACAGAGGGAACGTCAATTCAGTCGAGGGCATCGAAATCTCTTTAGATGGAGTCGTCACCACGGATGGATCAGAGAACCAATACTTGAGAGACTTCGATGTACCCTCTTCTGTAATAGTAACAAAGTCATCATTAAACTCTAGATCGGGTTTACCGAACAGAGAGAGTGCCGATAGGAACTCATTCAAATCATAGATAGCAAAGGGTGTTGTGAATTCTTCAGCAACATCTGCCTTTGCTACGATGTTCTTCATTGCAGACATGGTGGAAAGACTAGACCCCGCCTTCACCATAAGGTTAGCGTTAATCGTAGAGAAGTTTTTCAATACGGAGATAGTTTCAGTAGATAGTTTCATTATTTTTCACTTTCAAGTTCATTAATGTATAGAGCAATAATACCATAGTGAATCACTTTTAGCAAGTCACTTCTGTTCTTTCCACCCTTCTTTCCATATCGTTGTGCGTATTTCATGATGTTACCGATACAGAAACCTTCACCATG